GATCATCCCTCCATCACTGATGTTCGTTGCCAAGCGTTTGCTGGACACCGAACTGCGTGTTGGTACTGCTGACAACGACATCAACGCGTTGAAGCAGATGGGCACCATCTCCGGTGGCTACACCGTCAACCACTTCTTGACCGACAACAACGCTTGGTTCCTGACCACAGACGTTCCAAACGGCCTGAAGCACTTCGAGCGCGCCGCCTTGGCCACCTCGATGGATGGTGATTTCGACACCGGCAACGTCCGCTACAAGGCCCGCGAGCGTTATTCGTTCGGCTGGTCTGACCCATTGGGTATCTGGGGCAGCTCCGGTTCGTCCTAAGCCCTTGGGCTTAAATGAGAAGGGCCCCTTGTGGGCCCTTTTCTTTTGGGTTATATTGCCCACACTCCCCGGACTTTCCGGTGTATCTGACGGCTCCGGGCCGACGTCATGCAGACAGATACGCCTTAACCGCATGAGGAACCCATCATGGCACGCACTACCTTCTCCGGTCCCGTCAAATCCGACAACGGTTTTGAGGGCAACATCACTGGCAACGTCACTGGCACCGTTACCGGCGCTGTTGCAGCTACCACGCTGACAGCTTCTGGCGTCGCATCGCTGACCAACGCATCCATCTCCATGACCGCACTGCCAACAGCAGACCCCACAGTTGCTGGCCGTCTCTGGAACGATGCAGGCACCCTCAAAGTTTCCGCCGGTTAATTAGTCTCGGGGGCCTCGGCCTCTGCAAAACAGGAGATTGATTATGACGATGCAAACCGACGTCCTATCGGTACACACCGAAGCTACGGCTACCGTGGTGGCGTACCGCACTCGCGTCAGAGCCTATCACTGCATTTCTGGCGGAACCGCCGGGGATGTTATTTTTCGTGATGGCGGCGCAGGCGGCACCATCTTGTTGCAGTTCAACATTGCAACGGGCACGCAACCAATCACGATGCCACTTCCCGGCCAAGGGATTTTGTTTCGTACGAACGTCCATGTGACGCTCCCAGCCGCCGCAAAAATCACGGTGTTCTATGGCTAAGTCGCCTGCATGGACACGCAAAGAAGGCAAATCCGAAAAGGGTGGCCTGAACGCGAAAGGGCGCGCCTCGTACAACAAGGCCAACCCCGGCAAACCCGGCCTGAAGGCTCCCCAGCCAGAGGGCGGCAAACGCCGCGACTCTTTTTGTGCCCGTATGGAAGGCATGAAAGAGAAGCTGACCGGAGAGAAGGCCAAGAAGGACCCGAACTCCCGCATCAACAAGAGCCTGCGGGCGTGGAAGTGCTGACATGGAAATGATGGTCTGGAACCTTGTGCTCACAGCCGTTGTGGCCATGCTGGGGTTCGTTTTGAAAGAAAGGTTTGCCGAGATCAATCGTCTTGGCATTCTGCTCAACCGCACCCGCGAGGAAGTGGCACGGGATCACATCACGCGCTCGGAGTTCCGGGCCGACATGCAGCAGTTGATGGACCGGTTTGATCGGCTGGAGCGCAAGATTGACAACCTGCGAGGCGGCAATGCCCAGCACGAGTAAAAAGCAACACAACTTCATGGCGGCTGTGGCCAACAACCCAGCCTTTGCGAAGAAAACAGGTGTCCCACAGTCCGTGGGCAAAGATTTTTCCAACGCGGACAAGGGCCGCAAATTTTCAAAAGGTGGCGATATGGCAACGAAAATGAACCCCGCTTTCAAAGCGATGATTGCGAAAAACAAGGCAGGTGCTAAAGCGGACATGCCGATGAAAAAAATGGCCAAGGGCGGCGTCACGCGTGCCGACGGCTGCGTGTCCAAGGGTCACACCAAGGGCACCATGGTCAAGATGGCCATGGGCGGCAAGGCCTGCTGACATGATGGCCAGTCGCGGCATGGGGGCAGTGCTCCCTTCCAAGATGCCCAAAGGCGTGAAAAAAGCACGCCGGGATGACACCGACTTCACGCAGTACGCTGAAGGCGGCAAAGTCAATGCGGCTGGCAACTACACCAAGCCCGATCTGCGCAAGCGTATCGTGAGCCAAGTCAAAGCTGCTGCAACGCAGGGCACCGGGGCAGGCCAGTGGTCAGCCCGCAAAGCGCAGCTTGTGGCCAAGAAATACAAAGCAGCCGGAGGTGGCTACCGTGACTAAAGAAACCCCAAACGCCAAGCGGCTCAAGGAAGAGAAGCGCCTTGAAGATTTTACGGAGCTAGGTCTCGTTTTTAACGAAGATCGCAACGCCATGAAAGAGCCTACGGGGCGTAAACTGGCACGTATGGTGGGTCAGGACGATGGTGGGTACGGTACTTCCCGCAGCGCTGGCGCACGTTATGCTGCAGGCAAAGCACAAGACAAAGTGTGGCGTGCAGGTGATAAAACCGTCGGGGAATCTGCGGACGATCCGACCGTGCGCCAAGCTCGTAAAGAAGCCGCTGCGGAAGAACGCCGGGAAGCTCGCGGCATGAAAAAAGGCGGGGTTGTTTCTGCCTCCAAACGCGCCGATGGCTGCGCTCAACGCGGTAAGACCAAAGGTCGGATGGTGTAATGAAAGCGCCCCAGCAATCCCTCAAAGACTGGGGCGACCAGAAGTGGCGCACCAAGAGTGGGAAGCCGTCTTCCAAGACGGGGGAGCGTTATTTGCCAGAGAAGGCGATAAAATCGCTCAGCCCCGCAGAGTATGCGGCCACCACAAAAGCCAAGCGTGCGGGTAAAGCCGTGGGCAAGCAGTTTGTGAAACAGCCGCCCAAAGTGGCAGCAAAAACCGCGAGGTTCAGATAATGTACCAGTACCCATCCGGCCCCGTGTACGGCGGCTCGCAATACAACCCTGCAACTGGCGCAGAGTCCCGCGACCTGCGCCCTTTGTCGTCAGACGATCCCCGTTACAGCCAGCGGCAACCGGGCATGCTGGGTGGGACGACAAACCGCCCCACCAACAAACTGCCTCCGGGATATGGCCAAGAGCCGGTCATCATGGACGGCGATGGCGGCATGCGCCCCCCGGGTTACCCTCCGCAAACCGGCGGAACAACACCCCTGCCGTTTGAGGGCAGCGACCCCGTTATGTTTGGTCCTCGCGGCCCACACCGCATAAAGAACCCACCACCTACGCAGAACAACGACCTTGGCTACATTGGGGGCACTCCCGACTTTGATGAAACCACAGGCACGTACCGGGATGGTCGGGACACGCCCGGCATGATGGGAACCTATGACGGTCGGGGACCCCTACTATCTGCCGATGGCCCGCGCAGCGATTACGATCCCCAGCAGCAGATGAGCCGCCCATCCCGCCAAAACAGGCCTTTGGGTGGCCGCTACAACGGCTTTGGCCAACAGCAGCAGAACCCCTTCATGGGCGGTGGCGGCTTTGGTGGTTTTGGCCAACAGCAGATGAATCCCTTCATGGGTGGCGGCGGCTTTGGTGGTTTTGGCCAACAGCAAATGAACCCGTTCATGGGCGGCTTTGGCCAGCAGATGAACCCCTTCATGGGCGGGGGCGGCTTTGGCGGCTACGGTGGCTTTGGCCAACAACAGATGAACCCCTTCATGGGCGGGGGCATGGGCGGCTTTGGCCAACAGCAAATGAACCCCTTCATGGGCGGTGGCGGCTTTGGTGGTTTTGGCGGCATGGGCGGCTACGGCCAGCAGATGCAGAACCCGTTCATGGGTGGCGGCGGCTTTGGTGGTTTTGGCCAACAGACGCAAAACCGCTCAATGCAGCAACAGCAACCAATGCAACTGCCAATCCAGCAACCGCAGCAGCAACAACAGCCCATGGGCTACCAAGGCGGGGCGTTCTAAATGGCAACTTCTGGCACCTCTGCATTCAACCTCGATTTGACGGAGATCGTCGAGGAGGCGTTCGAGCGCGTGGGTTCGGAGATGCGTACGGGTTACGACCTGCGCACGGCCCGCCGATCGCTGAACCTGATGTTTGCCGACTGGGCCAACCGTGGCGTCAACATGTGGACGTTCGAGCAGGGCTCCATCAATCTGGTGGCAGGCACGGCAACATACGACCTTCCGGCCGACACAGTGGACCTGCTGGAGCATGTGGTTCGCACGGGCGCGGGCAGCGCCTCGACGCAGGCGGACCTGACCATTACCCGGATCAGCGTCTCCACCTACGCCACCATCCCCAACAAGCTGCAGCAAGCCCGACCCATTCAGGTCTGGATTGAGCGCTTGAACACCCCGCGCATCACCGTCTGGCCAGTCCCGGACAACTCGCAGCCCTACACGTTCGTGTACTGGCGCATGAAGCGCATCCAAGACGCTGGCAACGGCGTCAACACGATGGACATGCCCTTCCGGTTTGTCCCCTGCATGGTGGCAGGCTTGGCCTACTACTTGGCCCTGAAGGTGCCCGGCGGTGCCGATCGTATGGGTGTTTTGAAACAGCAGTACGATGAGGCTTGGCAACTGGCCTCTGATGAAGATCGCGAGA